ATGCTCACCGTTAAGCAGATTGAAGCAGCAAAGCCGAAAGAAAAACCATACCGCCTTCTCGATGGTAATGGCCTGTACCTTTATGTCCCTGTATCAGGGAAAAAGGTATGGCAGCTTCGCTACAAGATTGACGGTAAGGAGAAAATCCTGACCATCGGAAAATATCCGCTTATGACTTTGCAGGAAGCAAGGGATAAGGCATGGACTGCGAGGAAAGACATCTCGGTTGGCATCGATCCGGTAAAGGCGAAAAAGGCTTCGTCTAACAACAATTCCTTTAGCGCCATTTACAAGGAATGGTACGAGCACAAGAAGCAAGTCTGGTCAGTAGGCTATGCAAATGAACTTGCAAAAATGTTTGATGACGACATTTTACCCATCATCGGCGGTCTTGAAATTCAGGATATTGAGCCGATGCAACTACTGGAAGTAATCCGCAGATTTGAAGATCGCGGTGCAATGGAGCGAGCAAATAAAGCCCGCAGAAGATGCGGCGAGGTTTTCCGTTACGCTATTGTCACTGGTAGGGCTAAATATAACCCGGCACCTGACCTTGCTGACGCCATGAAGGGATACCGCAAGAAGAACTTCCCGTTTCTTCCTGCAGACCAGATCCCGGCATTCAACAAAGCACTGGCAACATTTTCAGGAAGTATCGTATCGCTCATTGCGACCAAAGTTTTACGCTACACAGCCCTAAGAACGAAAGAGCTTCGTTCCATGCTATGGAAGAACGTCGATTTTGAAAACAGGATTATCACCATCGACGCCAGTGTGATGAAGGGACGCAAAATTCATGTGGTTCCTATGTCAGACCAGGTGATTGAACTTCTCACTACGCTAAGCTCAATCACTAAACCAGTGTCAGAGTTTGTTTTTGCCGGGCGCAACGATAAGAAGAAGCCAATTTGCGAGAACGCTGTACTGCTTGTGATCAAACAAATCGGCTATGAAGGTCTGGAAAGCGGTCACGGATTCAGGCATGAATTCAGCACGATTATGAACGAGCACGAATGGCCTGCTGACGCTATTGAAGTGCAACTGGCACATGCCAACGGCGGATCTGTGCGCGGGATTTACAACCACGCTCAGTATCTCGATAAGCGCAGAGAAATGATGCAGTGGTGGGCGGATTGGCTTGATGAAAAGGTGAAGTGATCAGCCTCAACCACAATCGAATAGCGCAAAGCCTTGCAATCCAGTGCAAGACTTTGTTTTTCTAAGTTTTTCTCACATCACCGCACAATAATCAAACTAACCATAACACTCTTCGTTGATAATGACCTGACGGATATCATCATGTACGTGACTGAGATTGGAGCAATAAGGCTCTTGTCGATTGACACACTATCTTCAACTAGTTCTGCTGCTGGAGATAGAAGCCCATGGTGCACTTACGATAAAATACTGTGCGAGAACACAATATAATCATAGTAAAAATCAGATCAACTTCAAAACACGCTGCTTATCCATTGATCAACAGAATCATGCTGTTAAAATTAATCCTATTACTACACTTAACTTAGGTATCTTTAATGTCTATAAGAAATGGAAATCGTCTAGAATTCCTAGACTCTTTGCGTGGACTTGCAGCCCTGATGGTTGCATGTGCACATTTCATAGAGCGAACACCATTGCATAACAGTTTTTTATTTAAGCATGTTAACTTTGGTCAGGTTGGTGTTGTTTGCTTCTTTGTGTTAAGTGGCATGGTAATACCTTACAGCCTAAAGGAAGGGAAAAGAGCGATATCCGGGTTCATTATATCAAGGTTTTTTAGACTATATCCCGCTTACTGGTTTTCAGTATTTCTGGCGGCCTTTACTTTTTTGTTTGTAACTCATAGACCACTTGATATAAGAACTCTGTTGTCTAATATTACCATGCTTCAATCTTTACTGAGATCTCCAGATATGTTTGGTGTTTATTGGACGCTAATAATTGAGTTGTTCTTCTATGCTTCCTGTGCGTTTCTTTTCAAAGTAAATTTATTAAAGAGTAAGGTTTCTTTATTTTTAATTTCTATAGGACTTATTGCAACCGCTCTTGCTTTCTCATACGTGAGATTCGTTCTTGATAAAAAAGTTCCTGTGGCAATACCGCTAGCTATGTCATTAATGTTCTTTGGTAGCTTATGGCGTTCAGTGAGCATTGGGATTGCATCGAGATCAGAAAGAAATATGTGCATTGTATTTTTAATAACATTCCTAGTGGCGATTGCTCCGATTTGCTTAATGTCCTACAATAAAGACTATGGGCATGGGGAAAATGCTTCCTCCTATATTGCTAGCTATCTTACAGGCATAGTATTGACGCTATTGCTCACTACACGGGTAAAATTGAATGTAGGATTATTGGTTTTCCTGGGATCGATAAGTTACTCTGTATACTTGATTCACCCATTCTTTTTAGAGATTGTATCTGTCAGTATAGACATGGACACAGATTTTAATTTTATTATTTTTGTTTTATACCTATTAGCTACGATCGCACTAGCAACTATTTCTTATAAGGTAATTGAAAAACCATCTATAAATATAGGTCACAGGCTTAGGAAGATCGCACTAGCAAGCTGACATATGACATGAATCCCCAGCTTAGTTCTGGGGATATTTTCTGGTTATATAATACAATCCGAACTTACACCGAGAGCAAAAATCAATTATATAAGCATACTGTATCATTCATATTACTTTTACGCTAGGCTCAAGTATCCAATGATCAATAACAGACAAAAAATACTGTATGTGTATACAGAGTCAGTGATATTTTTTCTGCTGCTCAATGAGCATTTCCGATCTTCCCACTTCTAAATTTATCCTCATGATGTTATTATCATTAAATTTATTTTAGGAGTAGTCACATGAGATATATTGCATTGTTTTTCTTTGCTCTTTCACTGTAGATGAATTGGACAATAAAAATGATAAAGTATAGAGCTGGTATAGATGGTTTAAGAGCAGTCGCTGTTGTGATGTTTCACGCTTTCCCAAGCGCATTTTCTGGAGAGTTCAATGGGTTTGATTTATTTTTCATAATATCTAGCCTTTTAATTTCAAGTATTATTTTTAAAAATTTAAATAGCGGTAAATTTTCTTTTTCCGATTTTTACTTAAGAAGGATTAAGCGGATTTTTACACTCTTACTCAGATCATATATAAGATTAGATTGCAAGTCTAGTTAGTGGTTGGCTGAATAATTTTCTCAATTCGTTGATTTGAAGCGTAAATATATTTTTAACCTTAAACCTTATTAAAAGGAAAATGCAATGAAGTCAAAACAAACAAATAGAAAGTCTCAAGCAAATAAATATTTGGCAATGCTGTTTATTCTGATTGCAATAGTTATTATAGTATTGTCTGTTCGTTCAATTAGAAATTATTTATCTCAAAAAAAAGTTAACGACTTTCAGGCTGTGATGCTAGATTTTAAAAAAATGAATGCTAATCAAGCTGACGGCGACATTGTGGTTTATGGCGACTCGCTCATACAAGGAATGTCACCATATGGGTTAAACTTTAAATATGTTAATATGGGGGTCGGAGGATACTCTATACATCAGATCCTAACTCTATCAGAAAATTATGGGGCGTCTGGATATAAAGCTGCGATAATTGAAGGTGGAGTTAACGATGCGATGGGTGCGAAAACCGAAGAGGAAATATTTGATGATTATGACAAACTGCTTAAGAGTGTATCAAAGGTTGATAATATTTATGCATTAAAAGTTTTGCCAATCATAAGCGGGGCAAGAAAAGACGTAGACCATGTCAATTCAAGAATAAGCATGATTAACTCTATTATTGATAGAACATGTAGTCGCATAGTTAACTGCAATATAATAGAAGTTCCTGCAGATTTTTTATCTGATAAAAAATCTGAATTGTACTTTGATGATGGAGTGCATTTAAATAAAAATGGCTATGCCGTTTGGATGAGAGAGATTAATAAACATGTGAAGTAAAAGATGGCCGCATTGCGGCCTTTTTCTACCAGGAAGCATCAATGTAAAATATTGGTGAGGCTGTAGTAGATCCATTAATTGTTATCGACCCGGTTGATGCGCTTATTGTTGCCATCGCCATACCGTAAGATATTCCATCAGCAGTGAACGGTACAGGGACATTTTTTGTTACTGTTGGTCTACACCACCTTGGCAGCGTTAGAACAGTATTACCATTCGCAAATGAAGTGGCTGCCAGTTTAATATTAATTGAATTGGCAGTTAAACTTGACGGTGCCTGTACTGTTACGTTTGTTCCAGCCCACCATTGAACAGCTGCTCTTGGCGTGTAATCAACACGCGACCACCAGTCGATAATGGCAGAGCAGATAATTTCCGCATACAGACGATACCCTAACTGGCTTTGGTGAATGTCATCACGCAGAAGTGGGTCGTATTGCGTATTGAAATACTCTGGATATGGGGCCGGGAGCTGGTGAGTTGTTGTTACACAAATGACGTTATTGCCATATTTCATCATCTGGCGTTTACCAGCTTCTCGCAACTCTGCGACACCGTCGTAGTTAGAAGATGGCTGGCCAGCCCCTCCAATAAATGACTGGCTATACCACATCCACGGCTCAACCCAAACAGGGATACGACCAAGGCCATTGCAATATAAGACAAACTCATCTATCAGTGCCGCCATATAATCGCCGTTTTGGTTTGCCTGCCCTTCGTTAGTTCCGGCAACCATAATAACGATGTAAGCATCACCCGGCCCCTGAGCCTTCAGGAGATCTAACTGTTGCCTCATTGTCTGTCCGGCAACTGCCTTGTTTACAATGCTATATGAACGGTGGCCGTTCGCTCCATCCATTAATTGCGGAATGTACGAGCTGAACGCGGAAATGAAATCCTCAGCTGTACTATCACCGTGGATAAGGATATTAAGTGGAGGCTTACCGTGCACGCCATTATCAGAGGTGTAGCTGCATAATCCAGTTACACGCGCAGAACCTCCAGATGCCGTGGTCAGTGCAACAAACCCAACTTCGTATACATCCCCTACATCAGCAGTATCAAAGGGCAAACGTATCCCAACGCCATTCATCGTTATCTGCGCCCAGTTTTTACCTTGCAGTGATACGCCAACGGTTGCTTTGCCCGGGGCGTACGACAGTAAACCTCCTGGCAGCGGGAATGGAGTTCCTTCTGCTACTGGACCACCAATTGGTTTCTGTCTATAAGACCACTGTGTAGCACCTGGTGCCCCATAGAACATCATCCAACCACCAGAGCATCGCAGAACAATCCCAACTTCTGAGGCGGCCTGAGACTCCATACGAATATGTGCAGAAATATGCTCTCCAATATCTATTGGTGCGAACAGGCCTGTTGTACGGTCAGTAGTTAAGGGGAAGATAGCTGCGCTATCTGAGGATATGGTGACTTCACCTTCATAGAAGAACGTGTCACCATTTATGGAATAAACTTTACAATCTGACCATTCCACTCGCTTCATGCGAATAGGATTTCGGTTGAGGATGGCCTGCTTAGCCAGGTAATCCACTTCTCCACCGGTTGCTTTAAAGTTCAGGTGCGTAAATTCAAACGTACCCTCCCCCTCGTACTGCAACGATTTAAACAGTGAGTACAGATCACTGTCGAATCTCAGGGTGACATTTTTATCAATGATTACTTTACTGTTCGCAAGGAAAGAAGCGTTAGCAGCTGTAGACGGTACGGTGTACACCATCTGATTTTTTGAATGATTAGAGAAGTAAACATACCCGTAGGTCGCAACACTATCGCGCCACGCCTGGACTACGTTAGAATTATCATAACTTGGAATTTTTGTGATCGACTGCAAAACAAGATCTTCCTGTGAGATAGCTCCGTTTACCAGATTAACACCTCCTTGAGATGCAAGATCTTGCCTGAGTTGGTCAGGGTCATACTTCAGCACATTCGAAAAATAGAACTGCTGAGCACCGTACGCATCATAAACAGCCATAGAATGCCCTTGTACAGTAACGAACTTAGCAATCTGTCCGTTATATACAGGGTAGCCAGCAGCGTTAATGATGATTGGTTGAGAAACAGGAACGTGAGAGCCATCTTCGTTCTCCACATAAACCTGAATCTGGTTTTCAGGATTTACCGGGTCAGTGTCAATTTTACCGATATAAATTTTACCATTGGCTACGGCTTTAAAAGAACGCGCCATAGTGAAGAGTTGCGAAGGCATACTCACTACAACATTGGCATTTATTGAATCTGTCATTTTAATTTGCTCCAGATACAAGGAATCGCCGCAGCATGGCTACGGTGAATTTTTTTGTGATAAAACAACTTTTTAGGAAGTTATTTTGTTCGCTTTTTGCACTACACTTTTTGTGTAGTGCTCTCCTTCAAGCTCATTACCTAAGCGTGGACACGGTGAATTTTGGGCATAAAAAAACCCAGCCGAAGCTGGGTCGTTGCGTTGGTTATCTGTCAGTAGTTATGTACTGGCTGAAGGATTTGTACAAAAAACCCACCTGAAGGTGGGTTTCATAATTAGATTTCTGGTTTCATTCTTCCGAAAACCTTTTCTATTCCTTTTTCGTATTCTTCTCTTGTCTCACTCATCGCTGCGACACCAAGAAGCTTACCGATATGCTGACGCAAAGCCTTGACACCAATTTCAGAAAGGAACAGATGCAACTTATCAGATTGTTTTCCGTTCTCGTCTCGGCTGGCTCGAATCTGTTCAAGAATTTTACCTTTGCTCTTTGCTAGCGGGGTATATATCTGCATGTTGGTTAGCTGCCCAAAACGAATAGGCCGTCCTTTCTCTGGCCTATTCAGGCCGTACAGTCGATACCACTCCTCGTATAGCTCATCTGGAAATTCCTTTTCATATTGACGAGCCTCTTCACGAACAAACGCTTTGAACTCGTCAATGACAGCCTGAACTTCTGGACGATAACCAGCAAGCGCATACGCAACCCCCTTAATTCCCGCCTTAGCGGAGGCATTAATAAGTCTCTGTGCTGCGGCGGCTGCCTTTAACCGTGATTGTGGTAGATCGTCATTATCTTTGGCTTCTATTAGTGCCCTACCAATATCAACAATTGCTGTAATGTCATAACCTAACGCTTGATGAACGGTTTTAGACTTCGAAGTAAGTTGAAATTTATAGGGATTTTCCATTTTTCGCTGCAATTCTAGATCTCGGTATTTGCTCATATACTGAGCGCCAAGCAGTTGATCTAAATCCCTGGCATGTTCACCAATCCCTAGCAACTGAGATAATCCAGTTTTCGTAACAACGACAGTTTTCGACTCGTCATCCAGTACATAACATTCAGCGTCAATGCCAAAATCATCTAAAAAGTTACCACGATGAGTTGCCCTGAGAATCTTACTTTTCCATCTTGCAGCAGCTGCTTTCTTTGCTATTTCAGAACGCTGCTCTTTAGTCAGCGACTTTGCGCGAGCGATCCCGCCCTTAGCTTTCCCTTCGCCACTTTTCTTTTCAGTCATAATGCAAGCACCTTTGTTGTGATGTATGCTTGCATTATATACACTGTACACACATACAAGCAAGCATAAAACTAAAACAAAATGCTTGCATTACAACCGCGCTACTCCAACTACACATTATCATCTGGTATCCTGCTCAAAACTAAGGAGTGGCTACTCAATGAAAAAAATAGATATATATAGCGATACATCAGCCTATGTCATAGGCTCATTGGGTTTTTTAATTTTTTTTGTTTGGCAGTACCAGTCACTATCTCCAGGATGGCGATTTTTGGGGATGTCTTTGATATCACTTGGTGCAGGAATAGCAACGCAGGTGTTGATGTATCTCTTTAATGGATGGCTCTCAAAAAGAGTTGAGAAAAAAAGAGCTACTTCAATATGTAGAAGCCTAGCTATTCCAGAAGACTCTACAGATCAGGATGATATTGCAAAATGTTGGCGGTATATGATTGCAAGATACTCAAATGAGTTACTGGCAAACAGACTGTCCGACTTAATCGGGATCGTAGTTACCTCTGTTGGAACAATCATCAGTATAGGGATATCAATTTGGTATGTCGGGATGATTGTCTATTTTGTTTGGAATAGAGACTTCAATGAACCTTCCCTTCTTTTTATACCTTTATTTTTCAGGGTATTAGCATTCATATGTGAGTTATTGCTCTCTTTTTTCTGCAATGTTTTGTTCAACAGATACCCAGGTGAAGCAAGAAAGTTTAATAAAAACTATGATGAGTTAAGGAGAACAGATCCTTTTCTATCAAGCAAAGAGTTCCGCGATTCCATTCGCAATTAACAACATCCATGACATCAACCCTTAGCGATCAGTTGCATCATTGGCAAGTATTGGTCTGATGGCATTTGCGGCGTTATTCAGCGCTCTTTCATAAGCTGGCGTTCCAGCTTTAGTGTTTGCCAGACGTAAGAGCGCATTCCTAGCCATAGGGCTTTCATAAACCCTCGACATAAGGCCAATCCCTGTTTCCCCAGCCAATAGCGCGCCTCCGGTTTTTAGGTTACCAATAACCCTTACCAAAGGCGCGAGTGTCATGCCAGTCTTCGTCACAACATTAGCCTCAGATGCTCTTTTGGTAGCATCGAGAATAGATAACATCCCCTCTATCTCTTTTCCGTTCTTCCCACCAAATACAGTTTTAAACACCTGACCATTTGCTTGTTTTTGCAGCTTGCCAAGCTCGGTCATCATTTTCTGAGGGCTGTCACCTACCTTGTCAGCTATTTTGCTGATATATGCCGCCCTTAGCATGTCTTTACCTTTTTGATCGAGTTTCCCGTACAATCGAGCTATATCTGACCCATATTGTCCATACACAATGGTATTTACAGCCTCGGGAGTTAAATCTCCTTTGTTTAGAACGTTTTTAAGGCGCGTTTGAGTTACATGTGTTGCCATTTTTGCATAATCAGCTTTTCCCGCTCTCCATGCTGAAGCATCTTTTGGGCTAAGTCCTTTCGCTATAGATTTACTAAGGCTATTGGTTAGCGAGTTATAGACCCTGTCGACCATTGTTTGCGACATTGATGGCAGAACTGTACGATCGCCTTTTACGTCAATGCGGAACTGAGTTCTCAGCTTATCAAGTAACTCAAAGGCATCATCTCCATTTGTTATCTCCTGAATGGCATTCTTATAATCATTAAGCGCAGAAATGGTCTGGGTGTCAGAAACACCTTTAAGTTTCCCAAGTTCGTTTACTGCTCCGTCGATAGCTCTTATGGCGCCACTTGTATCAACTGGCTTTCCAACCATTCTTCCTGACAGGCTGTTTAGTTTTGACTTGGCTAACGATTTTTCCCTTGCAACGCCTGACTTTAGACTATCAACGACTACAGATGGATCGTAGTCGCCGTATTTTTCGGTGAAGCGATTAACAAGCTTGGTTCTGGCATCCTGCTGTGCGGCTCTCATTGGTCCAGTACCAGCTATGACTCCTTCTGAGTAACCCTGCAGTTGATTGCCAAGTTTTGTTTTTGGAGGAACTACATCCGATGTCATAACTGGTACATCTGCCGCAGCGGCACGCTTGAGCAATTGCTGATCTGCTGGTGATATTTCGCCACGAACAGCAGTAATTCCACGCCCTATTCCCTTTGCTGCTGCGGAAAGAACCCCCTGAGCGGCAAGGTTAACTCCGGCATTTTTAGCTGCATTTTGTGCGAAATCGCCTTTCTGATTTGCGGCCTCTGCCAGTGATCCAATAGCCATGCTTCCTGCCGTTCCAACTCCTGGAACTAAATACCCGCCAATTGTTTCTCCAGCTTGCGCATAAGGGTCTGTCGGTCGATCGACTGGACGATAGACATCATCCAATACTTTTGGCCCACCAAGCCCCTGACTGATTGCATTAATCAGACTTGCGCCACCCTGCAATACGTCAAATGGTATGTTTACCAGACCACGACCAGCCTGTTCTGTAATTTGCCCTGCACTTTGACCACCAGTGAGCCAACCGCCAGCTTGTTGCATCAATGATGGTTCTTCCCGTGTTGGTGCATTATTGGCCTGATTAACTGTTTGTTGCTGAACAGCCTGACCAGCAAAATACTCATCAATGGCGGTGCCAATATCTTCGGTGCTCGTACCATCAGGAAAGGTAAATGTCTTACCGTTTGCAGTTACTTTCATCATTCCACCGTAAATTGAATGCCTGATTTTGAGGTATATGATCCAACCTGATTCCGTGGTTCTCCTGAAGGTGTCGAATCTTGTGCTGGCGCTGCGTCAGTATTCATTGACATATACCGCTTAACGGCACTCCCCAATGATTCACCTTTTTTAACATCCAACCCCAATATCTGACCGCCATTACGCGATTGTCCAGGGTTGCCATTCGCGCTCATCCACTCGGCTTTAAACTCATTAAACTGCGCGTTTCGTCGCTCAAGGTTTGCCATTGCATCAAGCCATCTTGCGACCGTCTCAGGGTTATCCATGTCAGTTGGCGCACCCTGTCGAACGATCTCAACGTCTTTATCCGTTGCTGGGCCGGGAGGTAGGAATTTAAGAACCTGACTGTTAACAAGGGCATTTTGGCGAATGCGCAAATCACGCAATGTCGTATCGCTTCCGGTAAGTTTTGCGAACATGTTCTGTGCGTTACCGAACAAACCTGTCGTTGGTTTTTCTGCTCTGAACTGTTGAGCAAGCGCACTCATGGAATTGGCTGAGTTTGATGATGCTGTGGCATTGTTTACAGCCGTCTCGATGCCTTTTTCCATATTTACTGACAGCTTAGGTGCTTCGCTAATCAACTGCTGAGCCTTTTCCTGCGCTTGCTGCATCTTAAACCCGAACTCTTGCTGATCCAGAGCCAAGCGTTGTGCTGCGATATTGTGCCCAGTCATTGCTGACTGATAGGAAAGGTTTTGCCCTCTCGCCTGAAGTGCCTCGCCAGCCTGATTGCTGCGGATTGTCTCTGCCAGCCTGCCTCGGTCAATTTCACGACCAGCCATCTTATCCTGAACAGCAAACGCCTTTTCTGGTCCAAGCGCACCGAGAGACATAGTAGTCAGCATGTGTGATAGCTGCTCTGGATTCTGGATACCTGTCTGAATCATCCAGTCAGCATTAGCACCAACGCGATTTAACCTGTCCTTGTTGTCTGTAATGAATTTACTGTAGGCTTCCGGTCCCTGAGAAAGAGCGACGTTAGCCCTCATGGCTAAATCGCCCATATCGTTGCGTTGCTGATCATTAAGACCGGAAAACGCCTGTTGTGCCTGTGCAACAAACGCTGGATTTTCCTGGGCAAACTTAAATAGTCCCGATGGATCACCAGAAGCCCATGCATCAGCGTGAACCTTATTGAACGCACTAATCGCTTTCTGTTGCTGTTCCTGATTGTAAATATCAGCAACTCCAGCCAGACCACGTAACGCGGTCAGACCAACGTTATTTGCACCTGAGCGAGCCAGTTCATTGTTTTCGCGGATCAGACCAAGCGTTGCGTTAATGTCGCTTGCCTTTGGCGCATTCTCATTTTGCGTACCGATGCCAGCCAGAAAACCACCAGAATTAATACCCTGTTGCCACGTAGCCATGATTACCCCTTAAAACAACGAGCCAAGCAGACCAAGACCGCCGCCGATCGCAGCCCCCCACGGAGTTGATGAACCAATTAATTTCGCAAGTCCAGCCCCAGCAATAGCACCAGACGCACCTCCGCCAATAGCAGATTGCATTGCTGATGGTCTGTTGGCATTTGCCGCTGCAAGAGCCGCACTTTGCTGCGAAATCTGACTCATGTTGTTGGCATATGTCTGCCCTGCGTTTGCCTGACCTTGCAGTGCGCCAAGACCAACATTTGCCAGATTCTGGTAGTTGTTCATCTGACCAGATAGCCATTGCTGACCAAGCGTTGGTGCGATTGTTGCTAACTGATTACCGGTTGCAGTGGAACCCAATCCACCTGTTGCTTCCGCTGCAGCCAGACTCTGATAGCGAGCCTGACCAGCAAGATCTTTGTACTGCTGAGAGTTGTAATACTGGTTAAGTGCCTGACCTTGACCTTCCAGAGACGATAAGTTCTCGAGGCTGCCGACATACTTATCAGCCAGAGGAGTAAACGGCTTCAGGTTGTTCATGATGGTGTTGAACTGCTGATTTTGCAGGTCTGCGGCATACTTCTGAGCTTCTGCGGCATACTTTGCGCTTTTATCAGAACTGCCACCTTTCCCACCTTTTTCAGGGCAATAAGGTTCCTCGCCGCGCAGTTTTCTGCCCAGCTTAAATGCATATAACATGGCTATCTCCCGTGATTCAGGAAGTCGATTAGTTCTTCGCGTGTGGCGCTGTAAAAAGTCACGTCATCCACGCCTTTGAAGTATTTCTTGATGGTTCCGACACGCTTAAGGCCAATCATTGCGCAGTACATCTGACCGTGGCGGAATTTGCGTGCAGCGAACGATGTTACGCACTGAACGGTGGTGTTAGTCAGAATGTATCTCCAGAACGACAGCCCGATTTCCTTGCTGAAGCCGCGAATCTCTGGCAGGTACATGGCGTGGCAATCGAATGTCAGCGGCTGAATCTCCTGATAGTAAACAATGCCGCCAAACTGACCGTGCACGTTCACCTCAAAGTAACGGCATTCAGGTTTGTAGTCATATCCATCACCGTTGTTACTCCCGGCGATAATGTCAGGGTGATTTCCTACGGCTTCGATCAGGTCAATGTTGCGCGTTGGTTTGAATGTAATCATCAGTCAATCAGCCCATGTAATCTAAGTGCCGTTTCAAGCGCCAGAATACGCTGCCGCGCCTGCTGCAAACCTGTAGCGAGAGCTGCGACTTCGGATTGTGTGTACGTAGTGCCGACCGTGTATGGCTGGTTAGCGTTGAATGAGCCAAGAAGAGGTGTACCTGTGGCCGCTGTCCATCCGGTATTTCTTGCTCCAACAACCTGAATTCCATCAACTGAATATGATGTTTTTACATCCAGCGGTGATGCAAGAGACTGCGATTCGGTTACGGTTTTCGATACGTAATCACTCTTAATGTCAGATACATCGCTTTCTACGCCATCCAGTCTTTGGTCAACAGTGACCAGATGCGCCTGAATATCGATAACCTCATCCAGCAAGTAATCAACATCGCTACGCAGTACGACTATCTTCCCTTCGGCGGTTGTTAACCTGACCTCAAGGAGATTTATCGCTTTTGTGTTTGCGGTGATTCTTGCATCGTGATCTGCCAGTTCGACGTCCTGTTCATCGTTTTTCACCTGAGCATCGTAAGCGCCCTGACCAGCCTGATTTGCCTTCCCGGCAATTGCGCCAACATCAGCACCCTGATTTATGACATACAGCAGGTAAGACTGGCTGAATATATTGCGTGGCAAAATTGAAGCATCAAGGCGCGTAGCCCGAACCGCGACAGGATTATTCAGTGATGAATCCGCCATTACTCAATCCTTATCTGGCAGCCAGACAGAGTGACAGGTGACTTCGTGATAACGCGCAATTTGAAACCAATGTTTTTCCTGATGCGCCCTACTTTCTTCCACAAAACGCGTTTGTCGTAAACGAACGGTTCATTCTGCTCAATCATCTGCTCACGACCGTAATTGATGCCGTCAGTGGTTGCAGAGAGAAAAAGGCGGTCGGCGTACTGCGCAACGCCAGTTGACGATTCAACCTCAAGGTCGAACACTCTGGCGTTATCCGCTTTGAACAGTGGAGTAAACAGCAGGTGTTCCTGTTGAAGCCCATACTGACTGCTGATATCGAACTGCAATTTCCCGGTCACCGATTCCAGCTTATCGCCGCACGTAATCTGATTGCCTTCGTAAATGAAGTCGATAGCGCGGTACACATCGTCATACAGTCCTGTTTTCAGCACACACCATTGCGGACCATTAGCGCTTGAAGATGCATCGTATACGAGGACATGGCGCGGAAGATGGATAATCAGCAACTCATGCGCATCAAAGCGCAACGATTCCATCACGCCATCAGCCAGTTCATCAGCAGTGTAGGAGCGAAGAATTTTCTCAATGCTCGCGCTGGCGATTGGTGATACCTGACCGGAGCCGATGATGTATACAGACGGCGCACCAGTTGCCGGATTGCTGATGAACGCATAAGAATCAGCGAATGGCGTTTTACAGTAAGTCCCGGCAATGCCTTTCTGCACCATCAGTGATGGCTGTGCGACATACAAAGCGGCACCAACGGTGGTTGCCCCAGTCAGGGAGAAATATTCAATCGTCGATGAACCAAAGCAGACGATGAAGTCTCGCCATGTTCCTATGCCGATGATGCCGTCAGGCTGCGATTCTGCGCGATATTGTGCGCTGTAACGGTCAGGATGCGATTCGTCTTCAAGGTCAGTGATAAACCATGAATCAGTGCCGTCTTTTGACCACGCATAACGCCCACGTAAGCGTGTAATGTCGCGGACTGAACCTAACTCATACTGAGTAAATCCACTGTCTGCAGGCCAGTTTGAGACGGTTTTAACCGTGCCATCATAGCGATACTCGACCAGTTGCCCGTTAACGCCTACCGCCTGTGATGTCCTACCATGAGCCAATGATACACGACCACTTCCGGCAACATCGCCGACTTCACTTTCGCCCTTATACAACTTGCCACCGCAAACGCGATAAACAGCATTCTGCGCCATGTTGTACTCGACGCCGCGAGATGCACCGTTCACATCAGAGCGCTTTGCAATGCCCGGGAATGAGCGAAGATATCCGCTGCTGTTGAGTATTTCTTTGGGCGTAGCCAGCATATTCACTGGCAGATAGTCGATATAGTCGGCGTTTCGAAAGTCTTTGCCGACACCTTTCATAAGCGGAAGTTGCTGAATAGGCATTTATTCACCTATGCGTTTGGGATATCGCCATCAATCAGAGGGAGATCGCCTGGATAATATCGGTCAGATGTGAACACGTCATATTTATTACCCTGCCCTACAGGAAAATCTCCACGTCGTCGCATTGAAGGAACAACCAGAGTGTCGGTCATCAAGGCATCATATGAGCGTTGGGCGTTACTGAGAACTTGCGGAGTTGGTTCAAGGCTGTAATCAGATAGCATTCTCAGCAATAACTGATAGCCTACTGCGTGTTTGTATTTTCTTGGAAGACCTGACTCATCATCTGGTAATGGCTGCTCATCTCCAGTTGCGAAAGCGTAACCAATGTCGCCGGGGTTAATCATCCACTCGGACATCATATCTTCCAGATCATTTACACCATCTTCAATTGATTGCGGCTCAACATCAGTCAGCGATGCATTAGAAGCAATAGCAAACTTACGAAGCGCAAAAAGGACGATCTCACCCTTTGTCAGTACTGTTGCCATTGTCTGCCGCCTTACGAGCTCGCTTACTGGTCGGTTTCAATTCATCAACTGAGGCAACAAAGCCCAACTTTTCGAAAAACTGGAAGTCTTTTTCTGCGATAACGGCCTGTACATGCCCGGATTCGTTATCTGCGGCAAGGAATACACTCATGCGATCCATATTGTTTCCTTAAAACATAAAAGGGGCGTAAGCCCCTTGTTATTACGGATTACCGAAGAACTGACCGCCCATGTGAGGGTTAAAGCACACATATGCAGGCAGTAAGTCGAAGCGCATTTTTTGCACGTTGGCATCGCCATCTGCGTATTTATGTACGCGGATGGAGAAACCTTCATATGTTGCAACAGCAGAATCAATACTGTGCAGTTTCGGCAGTGGGATAGAGCCAAGTCCACAGAAGAACTTGTTATAGAACAGGTTTGGCTTCATTGTCTGGCTAGCAGTGCCTACTACAGATACGGCATCGCCTGCCGCTACCTGACGACTTACAGAGTTGTACTGCGGGTTTGTAGTGTCATAAATCGGAACACCAGAAAGCGTAACCGTCACATCGCCACTGCCGTCTGAATCAGCATCAGCAGTAACCGTTGCAGTGAAGCTAATTGGTGTGGCTCCGTTATACAACGCCTGTTTGGTCTGCTGTTGCAGCCAGTAGGTATTGGTGAATTTAACCTGATCACCAGCTTTCAGAAAACCTGTAACGCTGGCTGTCGCTCCGGTCAATGTTACAGTGAACTGGTATGAGTCTTTAACTGCGTTATAGGTAACATTTGGCTGTGTTTTGACTGTCAGTGTTCCGCCAAATGCCCCCTGCGTACGAGAGGCAAGCCCATTAGACATCAGTGCGCGAATGCCGCCAAAATTGGTTGGGATCTGTGCATTCTCCCATGCAGTACGAACCAATTGATCTGAAGCGTGCAAACCAGTCTGCGCATCAGCAAGTCGCTGTGCAGACCATGGATCCATTACAGCATAGTTTTCACCTTCATTAACGCCGAGGTCTTTCAGGAAAGATGCCGTCTGCGCAACATCAGACCATTTGGTGATTGGAGTATTGGGGCTACCAAGTGACAACGCACCGTTATTCATCATGAAGTGAGCAAGCTCTGTTTCAAGGTCGGTAACGATTCGCTGGCGAACCGGCGCGAGAATTTCTTCCAGCTGGTTAAGCTTGATCGCTTCCTCCAGTTGCTGATATTCAACAGCAACAGTGATGTAGTTACCTACACGCCCCGTAGCTTTACCTGAGATCAGGTTGTTTTTATTTTGCCCTGAAATATCACCAGTGGGAGTGCGGAGGGATGAGAATTGATGCGGACGTTTAAAGCTAACGCTATCGCCAGTGCTGGAGTTGATTTCACCTGCCAGCAACTGACGGTCTACGGTTTTCGCCAGAACTAAATCTGACATAAAACCCGGAAGGAATTTTTTCAGAACGATTTGACTGACGTTACTGTCGAGATTGTTAGGCATTTATCTTTTCCTTATTCGATTTTTGCGCCGGGGCATAATTTGTTGAATTCGTCTTGTTTCGCATCAGCACCGCCACCACGTACTTCCGGCTCTGGCTTGATGGCTTTCTTTGGTTTTGGAGCAAGGCTTACCTGTTTGCTAATCTGCCCCAAGAGGAATGCTGCGCGAATTGGATCTGTCTCAGCGGCTACACGCTGGCGTAATTGCTGACTCTTACCTAAGCCATAGGCGAGTAGTTCAGAGCCTTCGTCTGCACAGTGAATGATGATTTCCTGCTGAATTGGTGGTAGCTCACTAAGAACAATGGCTTCCATTTCCTGATAATCTTTCACAGGAAGTTTGGCTGCCCGTTGTTTATGCGCTTCTACCCTTTGCTGGAAACGCTGCTGGTATTCCTGTTGCTGACGTAGTTTTTGTTGCTGCTGCTGTTCGACACGGCCTTTTTTCTCATGCCAATCAGTCAATGCCTGTTCAAACGCCTGTTCGTCATAATCACACGACTCAAGAGTCGGTTTTGGTGGAATAGCGTCTGGTTGTGGTTGCTGATGTTCCGCTGGCTTGGCTAATGCTTCCTCAAGCTGGCGGCGCAACTCACGGTTTTCTTTCTGTGTTTCTTTGAAGCCTTTGCGAAGATCTTTCACCCATTGCGGTGCAGGTTGCCCGTCAATGTGATCATCATCGTCAGCGTTAAGCTGAATTTCTTCATCACCAATACGCAAGGCGTAATCTTCTGGTGTCTCTTCGGTTTTTTCAGGATCAGTTGCCATCTCTTTTCCGTTGTCATCCTGGCTTTCATTCTCAGGCTGTGACTCTGTTTGGATGATGGTTTCTTCTGCATTTTCCTGTGTTTCAGACAGGTCAATAACCTGACCGTCGATGATCAGTTCGTTTTCCATTGATTACTCCTGGTTAACTCGGCATTAAGTCTGCCGGTGACTGTGGTGGTGACTGGAATTGCTGTTGTTGTGACTCGGCGACATCTTTCAGAAGGCGTATTGCCTCCATCACTGCTTTGTCATCGATGTTTCTGGCTTGAGCCAGTTTATAGACAGTGTTTGCCTGACTCTCCATCGCATCCTGCTGGGCAGTATGAACCGCCCCGGGAATCCTGGAGACTAAACTCCCTGAGAAAGAGGTAAACAGGAT